GGGGCTGGTGCGACATCCTGGCTATTCGTGAGAACGAAGTGTTAGCCGTTCAAGTGACTAGCACAGGTGTCGCAGAGCGCATTAAGAAGATTCAAGAATCACCCACGGTTGCGTTAGTCCGTAAGGCCGGTATACGAATAGAAGTACACGGCTGGCGCAAGAATGTTAAAGGCAGATACGTTTTAAGAGTGGAGGATATTTCATGAACGCAGCCAATCTAACTAAGTCTGATCGCCTACAGCGCGTGTTTAATCTGCTGTCAGGCGGTGGCGAGTTTACTACCCTGGAGATCATCCAGAAAGCAGGTGTTTGTGCAGTCAATAGCATTATTTCCGAGTTGCGGCAGAACGGGTATCAGATCGACTGTCAGCGGCGTAATGACAAGTGGTTCTACAGGATGAATAAGTGAAAGACCCATTTCTAATTGACGAACCAACTTGCATCAGCTTTAGCGGTGGGCGCACTAGCGCATATCTATTGTGGCGTGTTTTGCAATCAAATAATGGTTTACCTGAACAGGCTATTGTTTGTTTTGCAAACACAGGGAAAGAGGAGGAAGCAACGCTTGAGTTTGTGCGGGATTGCTCCGTCAATTGGAATGTGCCTATTCATTGGATTGAATACAGATCGTCAGACCCTGGCTGGATAGAAGTGGATTTTGAAACTGCCAGCAGAAACGGAGAACCGTTTGAGCAACTAATCCTAAAAAAGAAATATCTTCCCAATCCAGTAACTCGGTTCTGTACTATAGAAATGAAGATACGATCTATCCATAAGTTTCTTAAAAACAAAGGTTGGCAACATAACGAAAACATGGATTGGCTAGGTATCAGAGCAGATGAACCTAGACGCGCAGCCAAGATGAACAGAGATAGAACGCCATTGGTAGCTGCTGGCATCACCGCTAAAGATGTTGGGGCGTTTTGGGCTTCCCATTCATTTGATTTGAAACTGCCAAACATGAATGGCAAAACCATGCACGGCAACTGTGACCTATGTTTCTTGAAAGGAGGAAACCAAATTCTAAGTTTGATAAAAGAAAAACCAGAAAGAGCAACTTGGTGGGCAAGGATAGAAACGCTTGTTCAATCAAGCAACAAGGTCATTGGTGATGGAGATAGATTTAGAAAGGACAGGCCAAGCTATGCAGAAATGTATAAGTTTGCTAACAATCAAACAGATATGTTTGGGATGGATGATGAGTCAATTTCTTGTTTCTGCGGGGATTAAATGAAAAAAGTATTTATCGCAACACCAATGTACGGCGGTCAATGTTTCGGGTTCTATACTCAATCATTACTACAGCTAAACAACATGATGAACGCCAAAAACATGGTGTCAACGATGTCGTTTATCTTTAATGAAAGCCTGATTACTCGCGCTAGGAACGCACTTGTTCACCAGTTCCTAAAGACTGACTGCACCCACCTGTTCTTTATTGACGCTGACATACGCTTTAATCCTGGTGATGTCTTTCCTATGTTAGAGGCAGACAAAGATGTTATTTGTGGCATCTACCCTAAGAAAGAAATCAATTGGGGAGGCGTTAAGCGGGCTATGGAGGCAGGCGTTCCTGATGACCAACTGAAGTATCACACCGGCAGTTTTGTGGTCAACCTGGTGGGCTACGCAGGCGAGGTGACTGTACCGGTCAACGAACCTGTAGAGATTTGGAACGGCGGCACAGGCTTTATGATCATCAAGCGAGAAGTGTTTGAGAAGCTGGCTGATGTAGTGCCAACCTATACCAATGATGTCACCGACTTAGCAAACAACATTAAGGCTGATGAGATCAAAGAGTATTTCGCCACCAGTATCGAACCAGGCACAAACCGTTTGCTGTCAGAGGATTACCATTTCTGCCGAATCTGGCGGGAGAACGGCGGTCAAATCTTTGCAGCACCTTGGGCGCACCTAGCGCACGTTGGCAGCTATATCTTTGAAGGCGCTCTGACGCCAGCACCGTGAGGAGAAATCATGACAGAGGAAACAACACTAACGCCAAACAATGACATCTTTGACATCATCAAGGATGAGTTCAAGTTGAGGAATGATCGGGAACTGTCAGAGTTTTTGGAGATCACGCCTTCTGTGTTGAGCAGACTGCGGCATGGGAAGATGACATTCACGCCAACCTACTTGTTGGCAGTGCATGACGCGACAGATTGGAGTCTGGATAAGATTAGGGGCTACCTGCCAGGTAGTTCTATCCAGTGAGTATCCTGTTTGTCGCAGGAATGCTAGCGGGAGCAGGGATAACTATTCTTATCTTTTTGTTTTTCGTTTGGCTGTTTTTGCTGACTTCCTGAAAGCCGCTGCGGTGGGAGCGCCTTTACTTCCTGGCGCTCTCATTCTTTCGCCACTACCAGACTTAATCCTTGCTCTCTTGGCATGGATGTTTGCGTAGAGTCCTTCTTTCATTTGACACCCCAAAAGTAAAGGTCGTGCGCCTGATCATTGATTGAGAAAGCATACTGTCGGAATTCTGACAGGTCAAATGCTTCTCGGAAGTCTTGCTCTGTGAGGTTCTGGTAGTAGTCACCGCAGAAGGGTGCGTCGTGAGGGCTGGTGCGGCGTGTGCCATGCTCTGCCCTGCCAGTAGTCGCACAGCTAAAGAAGACCAGGCCAGAAGACATCCTGATCATATTGGCAAAGGTTTTTACCCAAGCAGGATTATGCTCGAAGCACTCACAGCTAGCAACAACATCAAAACTGCGATCAGGATAGGCGAGGTCTTCTCCTCTAGCCACCACATCAACATCGGCTCCTGCGCCAAGATCAACGCCAACATAGATACATTGCTCAAAAAAGGGACGAATTGATCCATTGATATTTAGGCTTCCCACTTCCAACACATTCTTGCGAACAAAGTAGTCAGGAAACTGCGCTTTAAGACTTGCAACAAACTCGACCTGTGCCGGATGACTCAACGGCAACCCCAACGTCTTCTAGCGGCTTTGCCCCTTTCGCCTTTCCACGACTTAGACCGCGCACAGAACGACTTGTGGCGAGGATTCGACGGGTCTTTGGTGGGCGCTTTAAGATTGCTGCCGGTAGCACGATTGTACTTCTTGCGGCCTTTAGCAGTCAGTCCACCACCTGCTTTGACAGATAACTTCTCACCCCTGCCGACAGAGAGTTTGACGTTGTTAGCCATTATCTACCTCGCTGCATCATTTGAAGTATGAGTTCCTGCCGACGCTTCTCTACCGCTTGCCGCAGCATATCTGCTTTGATCTGATTGAAATAGGCGCTACGGGCTTGTGCGGCTTTCTCTGCTTCCTCCACCGACGGGAAGTTCGGGAACCTAAAACCTGAAGCTGCTTGCTGTTGGGCGTTCTGACGGATGATGTCAAACTGCGTCTGAGGATCGTATATCTTGCCGCCGTAGATGCTTGGCACGTTGTAGAAGCCAGTACCAGGCAATCCCAACGACTCTGCTGATTCTGTGATGGACAGTTCTGTGTGAGGATTCTCGAAGTCACCTTCCTCGAACACGACTGGCCTATCCATTTCGATAGGAAATCCAGCGGGATCAAGAGTTTCTTTCTCAGACAATTTTCGCTCCCTGCTGTAGTTGCGCTAATGTCAGTCCACCTGTGTACTGGAAATGCGGAAACTCCTTGAATCGCTTCCAATCACCTGCCCATTCCAGTCCTGCTGCTTTACCCAATCTTCCAACAGTTTGCCATACAGGGTCTTTGGAATCCCATACTGGCTTGCCATTACGCACTGGTACAACGTCCACAGCACACCTGTGATTATGAAAAGATTGACCAGCTTTGGCATTGGTGACAATCCTCCCTGGCGCAGTCCTGCCCTGTGCGTACAGCGCATCTTGGCTAGCGTTATCGCGGTAAGTGCTAGTGACTAGCAAATCTATACCGGCCTCATCCGCAGCCTTCAGAAACGCTTCCACACGGGTTCTCACCTGTGGCAGCAGGTCTTCCAACTTGCGGCTGTTTATCATCCCTTAGTCGCCATCCCAACAATACCTGCCAAACCTAGGCCAACAGTGACGATGTTATTCGCCAACTCAGGGGCAACAGGAACGCCTATAGCGGTTAGGAATAACAGGATGCCGCGCCAAGTAGAAGGTTCTTTCGCACGATCAAGAATGTACTGTTTCATAGTCCTTCTCCTGGTGTGATGTAAACCTCTGGTGTACCAGCCTCGGCAATGAATGTGCAATAAACATTTGCAGTTGGGCTTACCTGCGGCCCTGTAAATACAGTAACGCTATCAGGAGGAATGACCATTGCATACTGCGGACTGCCGTTTCCAGGAATTGCCACATTAGCCGTTGCGCTTGTTGAGATACGAACGTACACAGGTTGACCACCAGCACCTGTCGGTTCGTGGCTAACAATCATGTATTGATTAACGGGGCTATCAGCAGTAATTTGAAATTGCTG